ATCTTTTAGAAACTCTTGTCCTTGCCCTAGCAAGGGCAGCAGGGCATGATGTACAGGGAGAGCAGGACAGACTCTCTGTTCATGGCATTAAAGGTCACAGAGATGCAGTCATTGACGGTGTAACAATAGATGTTAAGTCTGCATCACGATATGGAATGCAGAAGTTTAAGAATCATGTTCTACGTGATGATGATCCCTACGGTTATATAAGTCAGTTAAGTTCATATGTTTATGCAGGTAAGGATGATCCACTTGTAACAGATAAAAAACGTGGTGCTTTTCTTGTCGTACAAAAAGACACTTTTGAACTTTGTTTAGATACTTACGACTTCACCGAGGAGTTAAAAAATAAAGAGCAAGAGGTTAAGAAAGTAAAAGAGGTTGTGTCAGGTGATCTACCAGAGGAACGTATTGCACCTATACCACAGTCAGATACATCTGAAAATACTAAGCTTACGTTTGCTTGTTCAGGTTGTGAGTATAGAAAGATATGTTGGCCTGAAGCGAGGGTATTTCAATATGCTGGTGGACGTAAGGAGTACTTGATTGATGTGGTTAAGAAACCTAAAGTACCTGAGTTAATAGATTGAGTAAGCAGGGTAAACAGAAGGGCAGGTTAGGCCAGCAAGAGATCAGGGATGCTTTACTAGAAGCTTTCCCTGAACTTGAGCCTGATGATGTTAAGTCCACTATTATGGGTGACACTGGTGCAGATATACAGCTATCACCTGCAGCACGTAAGTTAATACCCATATCAATAGAAGTTAAACGTAGGAAGTCTGGTTTAAAAACTGTGTATGATTGGATGAAACAAGCTGACAATCACACAAAGAATCCACCTGTTGTTTTCTATCGCAGCGACAGACAGAAGTGGTTAGTTATAACAGAGCTAGATCATTACATACAATTACTCAGAGGTGACAATGACAAACAGTGACATGCAAGATAAGACTGTAAAAATTTGGGATGTAATATCTGGTCCTTATCCTTGTGACATTCCTGATGCAGAAGATATACATTTTAATCTGTGTAAGGTAGAGGTAGATGGCAAGATAGAATCTGTAGAATATTTCTTTGATAGTTTTAACGAGGCATACGAAATGATAAAGTACTTTCAAAAGAACATTGAACCTATTGAGATTGAACATGGTGATTGACATGAGGTGTTTGTTGAGTATAACTAGGAGTTTCCACCATGAAGTATGAGGTGACTTTAAATATTGATGTAGATCCAGCAGCAAACTTTTTTGAGTCAGATCCTAGATTTAATCTGAACGTAATCCAAGAACTCATACAGGGAATACTGTATGACTTAGATGATATAACTGTAACAAACTGTGAGGTAAAAGCAGATGACTAAACTAACACTAGATGAAAAAGAATACGAACTAGAAGATTTAACCGACACTCAAAAAGAGATGGTCAACATCCTTAACCTTGGATCTAACTCTTCAACCCTGTTAAATCATATGCTGCAATGTGTAAATGCAATTCAAGAGATGAAAACAAATGAGCTACGTCAATCATTAGAAGGTGATAAGGATGATCAATCGAAGTGATCTAGAAGCATTTGGATATTTTGATATGTTTCAGAACAGCCCAGACTACGAGAAAGATCCAGTCCGTTTCTATAGTCAGTTTGTAGAGGACAAGATACTTACTAAGGGGCGTGATCGTCTCGTAGAAAATACTCTAGGTCTGTCAGGTGAAGCAGGTGAGGTATCGGAAAAAGTAAAGAAGCTCTTTCGTGATAAGAATAAATTCAGTGATGAAGATATACTGAAAGAGTTAGGTGATGTGTTGTTCTACACAACAGCCTTGGCAAACATCTTCGGTGGTAATCTGCGTAAGGTTATGGAGATGAACATGGCAAAGCTAGATGACAGAGAGCAACGTGGTGTACTAAAGGGAAGCGGAGATAATAGATGAATAACTACCTACCAACAGACTATCAATCTTTCATTCATACTTCACGGTATGCACGGTGGCTTGAGGAAGAAGGGCGACGAGAAGCATGGGATGAAACAGTAGATCGTTATATGAATAACGTAGTTGAGCCTGTAGTTGACAGTGGTGCTAGTGAGGCTGACTTTAATGTTGCTCACGATATTGAGCAAGCTATTCTTAGCTTAGAAGTTATGCCCTCTATGCGAGCTATGATGACTGCTGGTCCTGCTGCTGATCGTGACAACACTTGTATGTACAACTGTAGCTACCTACCCGTAGATGACCCTAAGTCCTTCGATGAGGCTATGTTCATCCTCTTGTGTGGTACTGGTGTCGGCTTCAGTGTTGAAAGGCAGTTCATTAGTAAGCTCCCTGAGATCCCGGAGTTGTTTAATAGTGACACTACTGTCGTAGTCAAAGACAGTAAGGAAGGTTGGGCTAAAGCTCTTCGTCAAGTTCTTGCTCTCCTCTGGGCTGGTGAAATCCCTAAGTGGGATGTAAGTTTGGTGCGTCCTGCAGGTGCAAAACTTAAGACGTTTGGTGGTAGAGCATCTGGACCTGCACCTTTAGTTGAATTGTTTAACTTTGTTATCACTACCTTTAAGAATGCACAAGGACGTAAGCTATCTAGCATTGAGTGTCATGACATTATGTGTAAGATTGGTGAGGTAGTTGTCGTAGGTGGTGTACGTAGGTCAGCTATGATTAGTTTATCTAACTTGTCAGATGATCGAATGCGTCATGCTAAGTCAGGTGCATGGTGGGAGAATGATCCACAACGTGCCTTAGCCAATAACAGTGTTAGTTACACAGAAAAACCAGATGCTGTTTCATTCATGAGAGAGTGGATGGCATTAGTAGAATCAGGGAGTGGAGAACGTGGTGTATTCAATCGTCAAGCAAGTAAGAAACAAGCTGAAAAGAATGGTAGGCGTGACCCTAACTATGAGTTCGGAACTAACCCATGCAGTGAAATCATCTTGCGTCCTAATCAGTTCTGTAATCTTACAGAGGTTGTTATCCGTGCCACAGACAGTCTCAAAGATCTGGAACGAAAAGTCCGTATGGCAACTATTTTGGGAACCATACAGTCTACATACACAAAGTTTCCCTATCTGCGAAAAGTGTGGTCTAGAAATACAGAAGAAGAACGACTGCTTGGTGTGTCACTCACAGGGATAATGGACAATCCCTTGATGACTCTAAAGAATAAAGGTTTGGAGAAGACTCTTGAACATCTTCGTGGGATCGCTGTATCTACTAATGCTGAATGGGCTGACCGTCTTAATATACCTGTTGCTGCTGCAATTACATGCGTCAAACCCTCGGGAACAGTCTCGCAACTGGTGGATAGTGCCAGTGGCATACATGCTCGCCACAGTCCCTATTATATCCGTACTGTCCGTGGTGATAATAAAGATCCGCTAACACAATTTATGATTGACCAGAGAATACCTAGTGAGCCTTGCGTTATGAAGCCAGATCAAACCACAGTGTTTAGCTTTCCTGTTCAATCTCCTAAAGGATCTGTAGTTACAAAAGATATGACTGCGATAGAACAGCTAGAGATATGGCTTGCATATCAACGTTCATGGTGTGAGCATAAGCCAAGCGTTACAATAAATGTCCGAAAGGATGAGTGGTTTGAAGTAGGTGCATTTGTTTACAAACATTTTGATGAAATGTCAGGTGTATCTTTCCTACCTTACAACGAACATACTTATCAGCAAGCACCCTATCAAGACATAGGTAAGCATGATTACAAAACTTTGTTATCTTGTATGCCAGAGACTATTGATTGGACTAAGCTGGCTTCGTATGAAAGTGAAGACAACACTGTAGCAATGCAAACTATGGCTTGCTCTGGTGACGTGTGTGAAATAGTAGACATAACATAAAGGAGAAAAATATGTTTGAAGTAATGACATTTATTGCAGGTGCAATAGTAGTAGCAGATCTTGTTATCCCACTAGCAGTGGATATGATCTCAGGTATGTTCTAGTGTATGTGCTAGTGCTCATCATGACCTTTCAAGGAAATATGAAAGTACAAGCTTTTCACTCTCTGTTTCCAGATTATAAAACTTGTATGCAAGTAGCTACAACAATGGAAGATAGATTGGTGAGCACTAAGCCATCACCAGATGCTACAGCAAATACATATTGTTTTGAAATACCTAAAGGTGTCTAATGCAACTAGAATTATTTCCCATAGTTGAGAGTAAATCAGATGGAGATGTTCAATGTAGAAACTGTAAGAAGTATTTACCCCTGAGTAACTTTAGACACAGGTCAGACAGAGTAAATAACTACAGGGTTAAGTCTTGTAAGACGTGTGAAAAAGAGGAGAACTTAATACTAAAAAATCTTCACGATACTGCACCAAAGAAGCTTGGTTTTTGTGAATGTTGCAGAGAAGATTTTGATAATAAAGACTTGAACTTAGATCATTGTCATGATACACTTTCATTCAGAGGTTGGCTCTGTGGTAAATGTAATTCTGGTATTGCATTGCTAGGTGACAATAAAGAGGGAGTTCAAAGAGCACTTAAATACTTAACTGGTAAATAATAAGGATACTAAAAATGGCAGTAAGAAAAAAGTTTAATCGTTCTCTTTACAAAGCCTACGATGGTAAAGCTAAAGAAGCTCTGATCAAACACTTAGAATCTAAAGGTCATACAATTCTTCAAGATAAAGAAGACTATTACGCTGATGTAGTGTCAGAAAAAAATGGGTATACTTACTTTAACGAAGCAGAAGTAAAGGTAGCATGGGATAAGGATTGGCCTGAGCATTGGGCTGAGATTAGAATACCAGAAAGAAAACAAAGACTACTAGATAAGTACGAAGGCACAAATGGAGTTCTTAACTTCTATGTATTTCGTAGCGACATGAAACAGGCTTGGCGTATTAAAGATACTAAGCTGACACAAGAAAGTTTAGGAGAAGCAAAAGGTAGGTACATACGAAAAGGAGAATTGTTCTTTCACATCCCTTACACAGAAGCGGAGCTAGTAGAAATACGATGAGTTATGATGCGGTAAATAATCCTGCCCACTATAAATTAGGCGATGGCATTGAGTGTATTGATTACATTAAACAGGTACTTACACCTGAAGAGTTCAAGGGTTACTGTCATGGTAATTTAATTAAGTATCAACACCGTCATGGGTACAAAGGTAATCCTGTTGAGGATATGGAAAAAGCTGAGTGGTACTTACGTAAAATGTTAGAGGCTATGAAGGAGATTCGTAAATGAAACCTTTTCAAAAAGGTATAGAAGCATTTAAAAAAGGACGGTTAGGGAATCCCTACCGTCCTAATACTAAAGATAATCGTGATTGGGAGTTTGGTTTCAACAGAGCCTACTTTGCAAATCTAGAAAAAGTTTTAGAGAATGAAAACAAAATTAGAAACAGAAGCTAAGAAGTACGTACAAAGCAAACGTACCCCCAAAGATACTAAACCATTGACTGCAAGACGTTACCTAGCTGGGCAAGCCCTAGCTGGGTTGCTTGTTAATAGCAGAGGATCTCAGATGGTAGATATAAAGAAGGCTGCATACGAGTGGGCAGACTACATGTTAGATGACGATACTAGTTAATACCTTTTGGATTCATAGCTTCTGTTCTAACCATTAATATCTGTCGTCTTTCTAATTCATTTGCAACGCTTTCAGCGTCAGCAATGTAGTCTTGAGATGTGCTATACTTACCATTGGTGTGAGCGGAAGCTGCTTTATTAAATTTTTCTGCTCCATATTGTGCACGTTTAAGATAATAGACATTTCTTAAATAACCTGCAGCTTTAACTGGATTTTTTGCTAACATATTAGACAGCATATCTGTTGCAAGATTAACTTCTCTTTTAATTTCGTTGTCAACAAAAGCTTTAAAATATTCTCTTTTTTCATCTATGTCTGTTATTTCATCATAGACTTTTTGAGTTGGTTTTGCACGAGTAGGTACTTGTTTTGATCTAAAGTTTTCAAACTTTAAGTGTAAGTTTTGAGATAGTCTTGCACGAACAAAGTAATCAATGACAGGATTATCAACTCTACTACTCTTATATAGTTGATACTCTTTTAAACCTAGTTTATTTATTTCTTTTTCTATTTCTGTTTTAGGTGGTGAAGAGGACAAGCCAGTAAAAGTTTTCTTTAGTGGATTCATTTTACCAATAGCATTAGGATTAAAGATACCGTAGTAAGGTACGTCATATCCTTTTGCAGAACCTTCCTGCGAATACTGAAGCTTTGTACCATCTAGCATTGCAGCATAGTCTGGTAAAAATCTAGTTGCCCTACTTGTAAAAGTTCCTTGAGGTGTTTCAAAAGAACTAACATCAGTTCCCTTAGCTAAGTCTCTTGTGTATGGAGCACCAGCAGATTCATAAGTTGTTTGACCTTTAATATCTTTAGCCAACTGAAAAGGTATCGGGTAGGTAAACGTAGATACAATGTTACCAGCTATTTTTTCTAGCTCTTCTGTTACTCCATCCTCTCCCCATGATTTATAAAGTTCTCTGAGTCCAGATATATCTGCACCCATGTCATTTAATCCACCCATAACAGATCCAACTTCACCAAGCATTCCAAAATCTCCTTGATTCATACGGCCAAGGTTATTATGGTATCTGTACCATTGATCACCAATAAATATTGGAGCAATTATAAAACCTAATGACGATGAAATATCTTCATCACCTTTAATCTCATTTTCAAGAGACTTGTAATCTACTTCACCTTTTTTACTTTTAGCAAGTACATATCCAAGTAGTATTAGACTGCCTCCAGTTACTTGTCTTACCCTTCTATCTTCTAAAGATTTATAAGGATCACCAGTGATATGCTTTATTTTTCCTTTACCTATATTTGGTTTTTCCAGTTTGTTAATAATTTCACCTAATATTGGGGTGTAGTCTACAATCATTTCAATATGGTTAGCTACATATCGAGGAAAAGGTACACCCAAAACTCCTGACATTAAGAAGGGAACTTTTTTATTTACATTTGAAGCCATTCTAGCACCTGCCCCAAAAATAGACTCATCTCCCATATATGTTCTTTGCATTGTAAATCTGTTAGCATCATCTAACGCTTTATCTACAATGCTTTTATCTAGTTTATCTAGTTTACCTTTATTAATAATAAAATCTTTTACGTTTGTACCCAGTTCTTTATTATTTAATGTACGTAACTGTCTGTCTAAACTCCCAAAAAATGCAGCTTCTTTAAACGCAGTATCTGTAGCAGTGTTTAATATGTTTACAAACCTACCTGCCTTAGCAAAAGCAGATTGACTTTGACCAGACATCTCAGATCTCATAGTCTCATGAAATGTTCTGGCGTAAGAGTCAGGCATTTCTAGCTCTAGCATTTCTCTTGCCACTTGTGCAGTTGCACTATCCATAGACATGCCACGAAGTGTGGCAGTCATATTACGAACAGTGTTACCTAGTCCACTACCTTCTTGACGAGTAATTGTTCTATACATTCCTCTGTAGAACTCATCTGACATTTCAACCGCAGCTAATAAAGCAGTAGAAGTAACGTTACGTGCTGTAGTTGCTGGCTGAGATGTCATAAATGCGATACGCATTTGATCCATCTCTTGTAGGGTGTAGTAAGTTCCTTTAATTGCTTTACCAGTGGCACTACTAAAAGCAGAATTTTTAACTATGTTAGCAGTTATTTCCGCAGCTTTTAAATCATCTATACTAGATAAGCCTCTTGAAGATAATTCACTTAAATTTGCATTTAAACTTTTAAGTGCAGAGTCTTCAGGTATTCTTTGGTCTGTAGCTCTACCTGCAAGTTTAGCTATCTGAGAAGCTTCAGCAAGTTTTTTACCTGCCTCAGAAAGATCAGCTAAATAAATTAAAGAGAACTGTTCTTTAGTTAAGTCATATTTTTCCATTAAGTCTGGTATAACTTTTGTTACATCTATATCTCCACCATCTATCAGCGAAGATATTTTAGATGTAATTCTTTCATTTGGTTTTAAATTAATTGTATCTGCTAACTCTATTGTTGCTGCAGTAATAGATCTGAGGGTAGTTAAATCTAAACCAGAACTAAGAGAAGCTTCGACAGAAGTATCAAGCAAAGATCGTTTAAGTGCTTCACCCTGCTTAACTTTATCTGGATCTAGTGCATCTTTTAATACACCTTTAGATCTGTCACCTTTTCTAGCAGCTAAGGTAGCTTCCATATCTAATGTTCTATTAACTGCGAAGTCACTTCTTTCAGCACTTGCATTTTCTAAAGTTTCTTTAGACTTAGCATTAGCTTTTTTAGCATTAGCTGCATTAGTTTTTTGTTGCTTACTGATTAACTCTTCAACATTAATTGCTTTTTTCTTTGTTAGTAATGCACCTAAGCTACCACCTGCAGCACCCAGAGTAGCACTGAGGGTTGCATCCTTAGCTAAGTCTGCTGTTGTGTAGTCGTAGCCTTCTGTGTAAGCTCCCATATCTGATAGGTCTTCACGAGTCTCTCCTGCTGCACCAGCGGTAGCTGCACCAATAGCACCCTCTGTTACAGCACCAGTGACAGCACCTTTAATCATTACATTCTTAGTAAAGTAATCTTTTAATTGTTTACGTACTAATATCTACCCATACCTAAAAAGGTAGATGGAGATTTAATTATTGCCTCTGCATAGTCCGCAGTAGCAGTATCTCTCCATCCAGCAGTTTCTGTTTTACCTACGGACTCTACATTATCCCAAGCTTGAATAAGATTACCAAAAGACTGCTTACCCAAAATGTTTGCACCCTTATCTCTTACATAGTTTAAATCTTTTAATGCAGTTGCATCATGTGCAGATTGAAACCGCATATGTTCAGCAAACTTTTGAGCAAGCTTTTCAAAACCTTGTTCTTTCATTTCTTCTTTGGACATATTATATCTGCCACCAGAAAAAAATCTGACAAGATCCACTTTAAAATCATCTTCTTTAACAAGATCCATAAAGTTTTTTTCTTCTATGTTTTCTAAATAAGAAGTCACAACAAGTCCTTTATTGGTTTAGTGCATTGTCTAATATCTCATCTTCAGTTCTAGGTCTACGCCTATCTCTTTGATCTCTTCCCGGAACTTGATTAGTATCTTCAGGTGGCGGGGTTAAAGGAGGAGGAACTACAGGTATAGGATCTAGAGAAACTACGACATCAGCAAGTTGAGTATTCGGACTTCTTATTTGATTACTAACATTATTAATAACATCACTTAAAATATCTAAAGGATTTCCACCGTAAGTTGGATCAGCATAAGCCACCCTATAAACATCTTGAAGCTCTCTTATTATTCTATTTCCATTATCTGGGTCATCCCAAACCCAACTATTTTTATCAGATTGAAATTCCCCTATAATTCCATCCAGTCCATTTCTGATAGTTTTATTTACAGTATTCATTTCTGAAGGTGGTATATTTACAGCACTTCTTAATGGTACATTAGCTGAAGGTATTTTAATGTTACTGTTATCAGAAGGTATTTGATTATATATTTTATAAATATCCTCTATTTTTTTATCTGCATCAAATGCAGCCATTGCAAGTTGCATTTCTAAATCTTCAGGAGGAAAATCTGTTCCTAGCAGTAAACTATTAGCTAGGATTTGAGACCTAACTTCTTCTGGGTACTTAGATAAAACAGTTTCACTTATAGCTTTAACATTATTTATATTTATTTCTGTTGGTTTTAATTTACTAAGGTGATTTAAAGCTACATCTAAATCTCCACTTGCATCCATTATAATTGCAGCTTCTTTAGAAATACCAAAGTTACCAGCTAGTTGGATCTTAGACATCTTTTCCGAACGTTTTGTTCTAAGCTTTTCTAGTTTTTCTGCACCACTTTCCATAAGATATTTTCTGCTATTAAGAGACATCTGTTTAGCAAATGCATCTCTAGCATCTCTATCTTCCATCTCTCTTTCAGCATATCCTGCCGCAACTTGTTTCCAATTAAACATCAGAACTTCCTCTACTCATTAAACCTTTTGGTTTTTGATCTACAACTTCTTCTTCTGTCGTACCTTTAGACTCAACAGCTTCTGACATTTCTTTTACTAACTCATAGCCAGAATCTTTTTCTTCATCAGGTGTGTTAGCTACTGCTTGCCTTAGTAAAAGTTTAACTTTACTTTCATCCTTTTGTTTTTGACCTTCTTCATCAGTAAAGTATTCTTTGTATTCTACTCCTGCATCTTCAGCAACAGAAATAAAATACTCATGTAAGACAGGTGCGACAATCATACTTACATCAATGCTATGCAACCCACCCATAACAGCAGTAGTTAATACTGTTTCAACTAAAATATTAACAGGCATACCTGATTCAAGTAAAAGTAAAAGGTTATCTAAAGAGTCTGGCTTGCTTAACCTATCTAAGTGATAGGCAATTACCTCATCTATATCAACCATCTCTGAAGGTCTTTCCCAAGGAAAATTCTTAGGTTCTTTAGTTAAAGATTGACCGGGAATAGCTGCCTCAAACATTACATATTTCTCCTGTAGTACGCATCAATACTTGCTTTAGTTATATTACCAGTCTCTTTATCTCTCCAACCCGGATTTTTATTCCAAGCGTCTGAACCTTTTTTATAAATAATTGTATTAGGAGAAGCATTTCTTTTTGCAGGTGCAGCTTGAAGTAATCCTAAGCTATAAGTACCATCATACTTCCACTTTTTTAAATACTTTTTATATACTAATAACTGTGAAGATGGTGGCATATTTCTAATTTCTTCTGGTGTAAATCCTAATTCAGCAGCAACCTTTGGTATAAACTGAAAAAGACCAGATGCATTTGTATCTTTATTTCTAGCCTTTGGATCAAAGTTAGATTCACCATCTATAATCCTAAGCAACTCATACCTACTTACATTTGGATATTCCTGTAAAATAGATTCAAAGTTTTCTTTAAACGTAGAATCCTCAAATAATTTTTGAGCTTGCTCATCTAGGCTTGGATCTAATCCACCCTCATCTCTTGATCTAGGTTTAAGTTCACCCAGTTCTTTTTTACCTGTGCCTATGTTTTGTATTGCTTCTTCTCTTGCGGAGTCTAAACTTTCCAACCAGTTGTTTACTATTTTATCTGGTGTTTCAGTACGTTGATTTAATATGTTAGACATATTTTCTTTAGTTGCAACACGAGTTTCTGCAGGGCTAAAAAACCCTTTTCTACGTTGCGTTGCCTTACTGCTTTGTTTTCCAGCAAGCCTACGAGATGCCCTCATATTTTCTATAACTTCAGGGTTATAAAGTTGTTTCATCTATTTCTCCATTAAAGGTAAGTAATTACGTCACGTAATCTTTTACCCAATCCCTAATCCATCCACCTATACTTTTATCTGCTTCTAAATCTGCACGTAATGTAGCTGCACTTAAAGTTGCATCTGCTGACATTTTTTGAAGTACAATATTATTAATTCTATCCTC